TGATTGCCGGAGCAAGCGCCTGCCCCAGGCTGCTTTTCAACGCGTTTACCTGGGCCTGCAGGGCCGAATTCTCAGAAACATACTGATTGACAACAGATTGCAATTCGCCGAATAACGCCTTTGTCAGACGCAATCCAAGGGACAACACTCCAATCCGTTTGATTGATCCAGCGAGCTTTTCTAGCTTAGATGCAGACGAGGCTATACCTTTTAGTGCACCTAGCATATTGAGAGATTGGCCCGTCTCCTTTGCCTCTTTCTCTGCGGCCCTCAGATTTGAGCGTACCGATACGATATCGGCCTGAAGCTTATTAAGACTCTTCGAGGATACTTCGGACATCCCCAGTTTTCTGCCAAGGTTATCAATATCCTCTAGTTGCTTGATAGTTTGAACCAAGTTTTCAACCTTTAGATCCACTGCATTTAGCTCGGACCTTAGGTCATCAGTTTTAAATTGCAGACCAACCGGCTCGACGCTTCCCCACCAGTTGATCTGCTTTTCCAGATCTGTGGCAGTCTTTTGGAGAGAGTCATACTCCTTTTGAGCTGAGGCTATTTGTTTGGAAATAGGCTGGGAGAGATTAACGTTTGCGGTGGCCTTGGTTATGGATTGATAAGAGGACTCCATGTGAGATAGTTTCTCTTTAAGAGACGAAACATCCTTTGCCGCCCGCTTTGCAAAATTCCCGGTGGCACCGGATCCTTTTTTAAATCCGGAAACAAGCCCGGATAGATCAGCGCCCACACGGACGATCATATTTTTTACGACTGCCACTTTAAACACCTCCTGCCGGACCCGGCAGATAGAGACCAACCCACGGACGGCAATCATTCCATGGGTTGGACCTTGTTATCTTGTTACAACGGACACCACTGGATAACCACCACCATGGTGCGGCGCAGCAGCCCGTAATCCGCGTCGAACGCATCCGGCTCCGGGCTGGAGCAGCGGGCGGAGAAGATATACTCTCCCATCCCATCGTCCAGGTCCGTAACCGCAAAGGCTTTTTCCGCCGCCTCATACATTGCGTGGACGTTATGGTACATACGGCCGATAAAGTCGATGATGACCTCATCCGTATAGTGGTGGAGGGCGCCTTCCAGGTCATATTCCGGTGTCCGGCGGCTACAGGTATACACAGTAAAGGCGAAATCATTATCCGCAGTATAGATACCATCGATATTGACGCCTACAGGGAAAATATTCTCCCCTAGGTCCTCAGCCTGCTTCAGCCGTTCAACAATAAAATCGTAGATCATAATTCCTCCAGCATATCCAATACGCTTTCCACCACTGCATTTTCGTGTTCAGCGAAATATGCAGCGGAGGTGTTGCGCATATAGTACAGCCCCGGCTGTCGCCGCGTCCGACCGATCCGGAAACCATACTCCTGTGATGCAGGATAATAGTAGCGTTTTCCAGACCGGGTTACCTTGACAAACCTGTCATTCATGGCCCGGTCGAACACAATATCATTGACGACCTTGCCCGGCACAGCAGTTTTCTCCCGGCCGGGAGCCACGATCAGGCCGCTCTGCAGGGTGCCGTAGCGGTACGGAGCGTTTGTCCGGATCCGGTACATGAGGCCAGTTGCAGATTGCCGGACAGGCCCCTCGATGCCGGCCTCAGACATCCGGGAGAGAGCAGCAAGATCGTGATGCCGGATGGAAAAGCTAAATTGGCCGATACCGTTGATGAAAAACCGGGCCTCATATTTCCGGAGGCTGCTGTTTCCAAAATCAGGCATCAGACCATCTCCTTTGCAATTAGTGTCAGACCGTTACGCTCATTGACCCAATCCACGGGGGGACCCTCCAGGACGAAGATCCTGTCCTTCCACTTCACGCGCATCTGAGCAGTGATATCATTGCGGCGCCGGATGTAAAACTTCCAGACAGCGGCATGGACGACAAAGCCGTCGCCATCGATCACATTGGAGGAACTGCACTTCGCTTCCGCCCAGATTGTGCAGACGTCGACCCACTCGCCAATTTTCTGATTGGCTGCAGTGGTCTGCTTCACTTCCTTCTGGATCGTGATGCGCTCTCTTAATTGCCCTGCTTTCATTGACTTCCCTCCTCGCCGCCCTGTCCGCACCAGGCGAGGACAGCGGCATATATTGCCTCATCGGACATAACCTGAGCCTGCGGTTTTATCCAGCCCGGGAAAGCGTCCCAGGGCTTGGGCTTGTCAGCGCTCAGCACCATACAGGCGATGGCTTGCGCCAGATTAAAACACATGTAGGCCTGCCGCTCCATTCTGGCGCGGTAGGCCTCTATGTACTCTAATAGCTCACCCGGTGTCCTGTCCCAGGCATCAGCCGGGTCAAGCCCGGCCACAGATGCCTCTTTAACCAGTTCCCGGATCTGCTCCGCCGGGCTTAGGTAGGGTTTTCCTCGGCATTTTCGGTGACTTCCCGGGATGCGTCGGCAGGCTTACCTACCAGCAGATTGGACAGCGTGGAAATCAGCTTTTTATTGCTCTCCATGACGGGATCGATCAGGGCAAGGAAATCCTCCTCGCCCAGCAGGCCGGAGTCTTTGGCCAGCTGGAGGATCAGATCGTTGATCGCATTGGGCTCCCAACTGCCGGAATCGGCCATCAGGTCCAGCAGATCCGCGCCGTTTTTGACGGCATTACGGTTTTCGGGATGATTGAGCGCTGCCGTGAGCAGATCCGCCTTAGCGCTCAGATCGGTGATGGCACTCAGGACGGCGACCACAGGAGAAGTGCCCTCCTGGCCGTGCTCAATATTAAAATTAAGCAGGGACTTACTGGTCAGGCGCAGAGTGAGCGTATGCTCGCCCACGCAGATGGTATTAACATTCAGGCTCATAATTTATCCTTTCCGGGAATTCCCTTAGGCGGCAGTGTCAGTCAGCTCAGGCTTGGCACAGGGCTTCAGGCTGATGGAATATGCGATGCCGGCATCGGTAGAGATATCGCCGATGGGCCGGTATGCAGTCAGCAGGCCCCTGACGACCATACTCTTGCCGATAGCGGCGGGCAGATCGATTTTGACATAGACCTCGGTGCCGGCATAAAAGGCGGTTTCAGCCACAGTGCGGCCCTCATCGGTGGACTTAACATAGCCCTCGATGGACATTTCCTCCGCCTCGATAAAGTCGGTCAGGAATTCCTTCATCTGGTTGTTGTTCTCGTAGGAGTTCATATCCGTCACGTCAACCGTGCCGCGGGACATATTGGGAGGGCCCAGCTTGGTGACGGATGCAAACTGCTTGTATTCGGTGCCATCGGTGGAGATACTGGCTTTGGTGCCGGAACCGGTGGACTTCTTGGGGGTATCAGCCATATTTCAATCCTCCTATTTTGCAGGCTTTACGATTTTGAGTTCATTGATCATGTCCTGGATGCCCTGGGGGATCTTCTGCCCCGGGTTATCCAGCTCGTGCAGAGTCATTGCCTTAACTGTCAGGCAGAAATCCGCGTGGGTGCCCGGGGTATCCAGGGCACCTTTGCGGAGCAGGCGCCTTTCCATGGTTTCCGCCAATTCGACGGCATGATCCAGGAGTTCGCCCTCATCCAGATGGCAGTAAACGGCAAGCTCTTCTCTGGTAACTACTGCCATAGCAGTTAAGCCAGAGTGGCCACGGACATACCCTTGTCTACGGTCAGGTTGCCGGACATCAGCACATCACCGAGGACAGTGATCAGGCGCTTGCCGGCCATATAGGATGCGTCGGTGCTGACCAGGTAATCGCCAAACATTGCCAGCATGTAGTTAAAGGGATCGCCATAGGCCAGGGTCTTCGCGCCGATGGCAGAGCTGATGGTGTAGGGGACGATCAGACCGCCGCGCTTGATGGTGCCGGTGTTGCCGCCGGTACCGGGGTCAAAGGTGATGTCATACAGGGGCTGCTTTTCATTGGCACCCATCAGGTTGCCAAAGGCTTCCAGGTTGGCCTTGGTCAGCAGCAATCTTGCATTGCCGCCCACCATCTCATTGCCGCCATAGCCAAACACCATACGGTTCAGGGTGTTTTCATCGATGGCGGTGACGTTGGAGATCGCATGGAAGATTGCATTGCCGTCGGTGTTCTTGGCGTTAAGGATGCCAAACATCTTAGGAGATGCGGCACCGTCGCCGTTGATCATCAGCTGCACAACCTTAGCCTGCAGGCCACGCAGCGCCATGCTCTGGACCTTTTCGGCATACAGGGCAGGACTCAGCTGGGCGGCAGCCTTGGGGACATAGGTGGTCACGTTGGCTTCGTAGGCGGTCATGCCTGCCAGAGCAAACACAGGATCAGTAGTCTGGCGCAGGGTGCCAGCCAGCTCAAAGGGATCGCCGGCAGTAGCCTCGGGGTCGGAAACAACATAAGGCTCCTCCCAGCTGTTCAGGCCGGTCAGATCCACAGTGTTGACCTGATTCAGCAGGCCGGAAACCTGGCCTGCAAACCCGTCATGGATCACAGAGCCGGCACCGCCGGGAGTTGCAACAGTAGACAGAGAGATACCCTCATCCTTGCGGATACTGCCCAGCACATTTGCTACGTCGATTCTGACGCGCTCGCCTGCCAGCATGGCCTTACCCATTTCGGACAGGTCCTTGCGGTCGGCGCCGAACTTAGGTGCATGCACCTGGGCGTAACGGTCAGCTTCCTGGATCTGATCATTCAGATCGTCGATCTGGGGATTCAGATCCTTGGCCTTCTTCATTTCGGCCTGATAGTTCAGGGCATCACCCTTGGACTTAAAGTCCTCTGCGGCCTGCAGGAAGCCGGCACGGCGCTGCAGCAGATTGTCTCTTTCCTTACGTGCATTTTTAAACATTTTCATTCCCTCCTAGGAATAAATAATCTTGAAAATCCCAAACGTTTGGGATTTTATTCCTGATATCTCGCCTTCTCCTCAGCCAGCTCCCGATCCAGCGCATCCAGCTGGGCCTGTCTCCGGGCCCGGAGATCTTCGACGTCCGGCAGAGTCCGCATAGCGCGGATGGTATTGTTGTGGATGGATGCTACCAGAGCAGGCGCACCGGCCTCGGATGCATCACCGATGATCGCATCGACGAGGCCCAATTCCAGGCAGCGCTGCGCGCCCAGATAAGTCTCCTCGTCCATCATCCGTTCCAGCTCCGCCCGGTCAGCTTTATC